TTCTGTCATCATTAGATAACTTGTACAGAATGCATGCTTGTCAGCTTGCAACCCTGGTTGAAGTAAATAGTCAACCGCTTTATCTAAAATGTATTGTCTTTTAGAGCCGCCTGGTTGATATTCTTTTTTTAACGTTTTACTCATATTATTCCTTTCTGTTAATTAGGATTATCCTACACTAGAGTCTGTAGGATTGTCAACAGTCTTTTTAATTATTTCTGTACTTGTCCATGAGTGGTTTCCATATCCGTAGTTATGAGTATGAGTTGTTTTCTTAGGGTCCTCGATTGGCGTTTCTAGTGGCTCGCTACGAGGTTCGAGTGCAATGGCTCTTGACCAATGTTTATTCATAAAGTCATTCCAACAACCCTGACTACAAAAGTGGGACCAGACATTATTCCTATTCCAATTATTTTCTGTAATCTTACGAGTTCTTAAAACTTTATTTCCTTTAGTTCCTCGCACCCTGTCAGTTGTAACTTTTTCATGGCACTCAGGACCATGACACCAATTATAACTCATTTGTCCCCCTTTATAAGCTTTCGCATTTGCTCATACATTTTTTGTAAATCATAAGAGTTTGATTTTTCTACAAACTCAATAATTTCACTTTTCATTTCAACTCGTTCTTCATGAGCCTTTTGTTTATTTTTATCTATTACTTCAAAATGTAATGTTCCTTGTTCAGCCATTTAGTGCCTCACTTTCCATGATGTTGTTGCAGTTCTATAACCATGACTATCTAAATCATAATAAACATAATAAGGTGTTCCATTTTTTGCAACACCATAACGAGATTTTTCGTCATGCTTTCCTTTTCTTGTAATGTGTTTCTTGTGCTTACTTGCGTAGTAAGTGATGTAAAATGTTTTTGTCATTTTTTCCTTTCTGTTGATATGGGAGTATCGCATAGGACACTCCCATAGTCAAGTGTTTAATTAACAGATTGTTGAGATTGTTTAAACATAGCAATTTTCTGTTCTCTAGTCATTTCAACTTTATCTTCCAAAAGACTTGCCAAATTTTCTGGACTATAAACTGATAGAGCCAAACTACTACTTTCGTTTAAGATACTTTCATTTAAAGGCACTCCAAGTTTATCGGCTAGTGCTTTTGCTTGGTCAAAGTATCTGTAAGATTTTAAACCTAATCTTAACTTCTTCATCTTCTCATTGGTGTATTCAAAGATTTTTTCATGTGCCATGATAACATTATCTCTAGCAACATTATAAGTGTTTAAGATTTTATACTCGTTTTCATTAATTGCAAATTGTCTTGTATGACAATAAGAAGTTCCAATGACCCAAAGTTTAAAATCATTTTCCCACTCGGCATTAGGTTTAATTGCTTGACCTTTATCCTCGTTTGAAGAATTACGATAACCTAAAAACTTGTCTATGTTTTCTTCTTGTTCATAGTATCTAGGGTTTCTTCTTTCTTCACTCCAACGATATTTAAAGTCAGCGTCATAACCTTTTGCTTTTATCTCATCACGATAATAAGCATAACCAAAATCACGAACATCATCTAAACTAAAATTGACATCAGCATTTTTATGTTCATCTTGAAGATTACCCTCGTTATCTACTTCTTGATAATTATGTCTAAATCTAAAACAATTATCATGGTATAGGTCGCCACCACTAGAACCATATTTTTTATTCATGGCTCTAATAATTTCAACATCTTCTTCTGGTTGATACTTTCTTACAATAGTTTCAACAACAGATTTCATCTGTTCTCTTATTTGATTGTAAGTTTCTTTTGCCTCATAATATTTTTGCATTACAGGGCTATCTTGTCTTTCCCAATGCGATTGAAATACATCAGCGATAGAATTTCTTTTTTCAGCATTGAGAGTTAGTCTTTTTTCTTTTTGCATTTTTACCTTTCTTGTTAATTAAAATTAAAAAAACTTTTATATTAACTTGACTTTATTGTCAATGAGATTATATAGGATTATATATAAATATTTACCACTATTTATATTGCGTCTGTTTACTTGTTCCGACGTCGTTAAACTCAAACAAGTGGGTAAAGACCCCACGTCACACCACGCTCCTTGCGTCGTCTTCGTTGGGGTGCTGATCCCTGGTCGCTTTCATCGGTGGTGGTGGAAGTGTGAAAGTGACCTGGGATCAGTGAGCACTGGATACAGTGATAGGCCCTGGCCGGCTAGTAAACAATAGACTCCGGGCCTCATTCTCACTGGTCGTGATGGTCCCCTGGCTGGAGGTAAACGCGCGCAGTCATGAAGGGGGCCTGAGCAGCAAGCTTCAAGCAGCAAGCTTGACAATTGATCATATGAGATTATATAGGAGATAGAATGAAAGAAAGTAAATACAGTTTTTTATACCGGAACAGCGATGGGCACGTGATGCGCCCTGAATCATTTCTAAACATTAACAAGGGCCGGACCCTGAGCAGCTCACAGCTGCGGATGCTGGGTATCGAAAAAATTAAAAACCCGAGCTACAAGCGGCAAGCAGCAAGCGGCAAGCCTCAAGCAACAAGCGCTTGACAACCGGCTCAGGATGTGTTAGTATGGGATATTATAGGAGGAAATTATGAAAGTTAAAGAAGCTTTAAAAATTACAGACTCATTTACTAGAACGTCTAAGATGCCCGGACTATCTTACAGCTTGCCAGCGTGGGCCTGCAAGACCGGCCAGAAACTGGCTAAGATTCCTGGCACGCCTTGCTTTGGCTGTTATGCAATGAAGGGCAACTATACAAGGTACCCGGCAATCAAAGCAGCTCAATATAGAAGGCTGGAGGCAATCAAGTCACCGCTGTGGGTTGATGCGATGGTTACAGTTATTAAACGTCAAAAATGGTTTAGATGGCACGATGCCGGCGACGTCCAAGGCCCTGAACATATGCAAAAGATTTTAGAGGTGTGCAGGTTAACACCTAACACCAAGCACTGGCTGCCAACTCAAGAGCGCGCTTACCTGCCAGCTCCTGAAGAGGTACCAGACAATTTAATAATTAGATTATCAAGATCTAAAATAGATGGACCAGCAACAGCTGCTTGGTCTCATGACTCAGGCGTTACAACTGGCGAAGCTCGAACCTGCCCCGCACCGGACCAGGGCGGCAAGTGTTTAGATTGCAGAGCCTGCTGGAATAAAGACGTTAAAAGTGTTATATACGGGAAGCATTAATGTTCGAATTTAAACATCCAAACTATTATAAAGAATTACGTAGACGTAATAAATCGGATCAGGCAATTAGCAAAGAACCGGCGACGGCTGGGAATCAGCGTTCGCCTGGTCCGGGCCTCAAGCAGCAAGCCACAAGCAGCAAGCCACAAGCGTCAAGCAACAAGCAGCTGGACCAGCAAGCGTCAAGCTCCAAGCCGCTCGAGGTGGTTGATACAATCGTCAAGCCCTGAGCGACAAGCATCAAGCTTCAAGCCACAAGCAGCAAGCTCCTCTATTCTCTTTCCTCTGTACAAGTAAACTTCTTCTTTCTCAAAAAGTTTTGAGCCTCGAAGAGAGAGGCGAGAAACTAAGATGAAAGTATTGTCAGGATGCCTAATATGAAAGGCAATTTGATGGGGTGAAAATTTAATCTTGTTAGCTCTTGTTACCTTTAGCTCTACAGTGAAAAAGTGGCTATTAGTATTATAGCCCAATAGATCGGGAGTACCAAAAGCGCTAAGGTTTTCAAGTCTAGTCCAGGAAATTTGCTTAGTATTTTTCTTAATTTCATGCCAAAATTTCGTTTCAGGTTTCATTAATATTCACCCTAACAGGTGCCTATGTGAGACGAAATTTTTTCAGGTTTGGTACGTTATCTTTCAGGTCAGGTTTGATTACAACTCTAACAGATTGAGCACCTATCAGAGTAGATTCCTGAACTTCAATCCTCCCAATCGGGAAAATTTTTCCAGTGCCATCATCCATGTAGATGGTAGCATTACTCACAGCATTGCCTTTAGTACCATCTGTAAATTTGTCAAGATATTGTTGTAAGTGTTTAACGTACATACTAGATATTGCCTTTTACAGAATGTTAGGGTAAAAGTCAAATATGGGATTAACTAAAAGATTGACAGAAAAGCAGAAAAAATTCGCTGAGCTTTTGGTGTATAATGATGGAAGCAGAGATGCTTGGGAGTGTGCAAAAGAAGCTGGCTACGGCCCAACGTCAGACCTTGCAGCAAGAGTCGCTTCGTCAAAACTTACTAACCCACAACTATACCCTCTTGTAGTTAGATATATTGGTGAGCTGCGTGAAGAAGCCAGAAAGAAGTACGCTGTTACTATGGACAGGCATCTTGAGCAGCTTTCCAAAATACGTGACCAAGCATTAAAGAAAGGTGCGTTTTCTGCTGCTGGAAACATGGAAGTAGCTAGAGGAAAAGTAGCTGGATTTTATATTGATAGAAAACTAATTAAAACCGGTAAGATTGATGAACTAGACAGAGATCAACTTATGGCTAAATTAGAAAAGATTGTAACAGATCATTCAAAATTTATTGATGGTGAATCTAAAGAAGTATCACCGCAAATAGAGCTATCATCAGAGCCGGAAGATGAAATAGAAACCATAGAAGAAACAGAGCAAGAGCCACTTGAAGAACCCATTCCAGAAAATCATATAGACCAGGAATCAAAGTAGTATTCTCTCCATTTTTTTAATACAACCTTTAGGAAATACATTACGATCAGAAAATAAACCATCGCTGTCATCGTAGCTTGCAAAGGTTCTAACGCATTTGTTGTCTTTCTCATAAACATATGCATGTGTGATCATTACAGAAGGCACCATTCCACTAAACTCATGAGCTGTAGCGTGTCCGCTATCACCCAAGATATCCAACCATGTGATCTTGTAAAAGTAATACCTCTTGTTTTGTATTACCACATTTTTGTACTTTACATTCTTCTTTAGAACCATTCTAATCTAACTCCTTTTGTGGAACTTTTTCCACTTTATAAGATATA